GCTTTTACAAGCACCGCATCGCGTCTAGTTACATCAAACGCGTTACCAGTGTTCAGTTTTCGATTTCGATCCCATTTTTGTAATGGCGCGAGTACAATTCCCGATGCTTTGTTAATTAAAAATGCATTAAGGGTAGAGTCTCTTTCGCTGGTCATCCATGGGTTTGCAATTTCTTTAAGCTGGTTCATTAGCTTTCGGAAGTAGAAATCTGTCCTATTGTTGAAACGTCGGGGCTCTGGACTTAATGTCCAGAATATCTTGTCTCTATTTTTAGGATCCAGCATTAATTGATGATCAGAAAACAGATGAGTATCAAGCGCCTCGCCAACCGGCCCGTAGAATTGCCGCTTTATTTCAAGCGGTATATACTTGGTAACCAATTTTTGTGTTGCCGATAAATCAACTCCCCACGTCCAGTCACAACTCTCCGTTAATAATTCTAAAGAATTATGTACGTAAAATAAATCACGTATTGTGCGTAGGTTTCTCTTCAAAAATACTGGCCGAACATTGTACCCGAGATAAAAGTCTTTACCACAACTTTCCCTGAACGGGCCATCAGCAAAAGATTTCTCTTTATTTAGCTGAAAACCAAACAATTCAAGGAGTGTTATTAAGTAATTACAAGCTGTACTGGGAACGACCAAGTCATCCCCGTAAACAGCCGACTTTTTCACTGATTTTGTTCTTCTTATGGCGCACCGTGTTATGGCGCCAAAGATCAGTGACTCTAATGCAAAGGTAAACCCGTTCCCCATTGACGATATTTTGTCAAATGAGTAAACTTTTCCATCTAATTCACCTTGCGGTGACCGAAGGTCAAGAAATAGGTTATACCAAGCCGCTGGAAGCAAAAGCAAACAGCACATAAGTGCTATTGTATCAGATGCAGCTTTAAGGTCTAAAGTTACCATTTCGTTAGTAACCGAAGCCTCTTCAGCGTAAATCTGATTTCTCGTTTGCGACGAAAGATCATAACCCCACTTCTTACGAAGTTGGGTCTTTAAAACATGATCGACGCCCAGTTGAAAATAAACATTCATTAAAGGCTCAATTGCAATCGTACGGTCCGTAAGGGCCGTCTTTGGTACAGTGGTAATTCTGCTGCTATCTACTACCGTAAATACCCAAGTCCAGAAGTCCTCAGTCACGATAGGTGAACCTATTGGTATAGAGTTTTCAATTCTATATCTTTGGTCCAACGCGCCGATCCAACGTGGATCGTCTTCAATAGCAACACGCGCATAGGGCAGGGTACCTTGAGTAACGGTATACGGAATGGCATTCCACTTGTAATACTCTGTGGAACACCCTTCTTTAAACTGATCACCAAGGGAAACACCTGGACCATGCTTAGCATGATTCATAATGCTTGACAACGGCGGACTTTCCCCAATTAACCCTAATATATCAGCTTGAATTTCCTCAATTACCCCTAAAAAATCAGGGTGAGTTTCATTCATAGTCAATACCGCTTTATAATTCTCTTCATTAAAGAGTTTACATTGCGCTTCTGCTTGTTCAAATTTCTGAATGGCAGGTTTCTTAGTGTCTGTTCCCGAAAACGGGAATTTCTTGAGAAATGCTCCTAGCTGGTAATCTACAAAAAAGGCGTAAGCCGAATCCTTGCGATTACTCAGTCGTTCGAGTATACATCGTGGCTCGAAGTTGGGCAAAAGGTTCATCAACGCGCTTACATCCCGGTTTCTAATAACCCCGAAAAGTTCACGGTGTGAATCTTGTGTAGCCCCTAGGTCCTTTGCTAACTGTCCAAAGATCTTCCACGGAAGATCCTTGGGTAAGGTAAGTTTTTCACTCACCTTCTTTCCAGCTTTGATACCTTTCATACCAAACCCCTTTCAAAAATTGACTCCTGTTAAAGAAACAGGACGAAGTATCCTAACAATGCGATTAAAACTTGCACTGTAGAGACAATAAGGATGAAAATCACAACCATGTAGCCTCCAAGGATCTTAGTAATTCAAATCTTCGGTAAGCGACATAATAAAAGTGTCATCGTCAAGAAGGGCGATAGCCCTCTGTCGAAGCAGCATTGCAGCTGCTGGTGTAGTACCGACAGGAAGGTTAAACGCGATATCAAGTAGTGCTGGCTGGACGAAAGTTGTAGTGGAATCAACACCTGTGACCTCTTGGTCTTGGGTGAATTTTATTGCACTCTTCCGAACACCCAGTGAATTACCTGCGCGTTTTGGCAAAGTTCTGTAAAAATTAAGAGTATCACGTACAGAATAAGTGTGGTCCTCTGAGTGGTATACAGAACGGTTGAGTAACTCGTCAAACCTGGTGTAAACTTCATCAGTCGGCGAATCGTTGTTAAGCGTATCTACGCTAAGGGTCAATGTGTTATCTAACATGTGTTCTCCTTCGAGTTGTGTTCACTTCTTTTGAGAAAAGACATTAAAAAGGTCTCTTCCGATAGAAGTAAGATCGATAATTTTCGCCGTATTCAGATTTAAATTGAAATGCGGCAGTATGGATCGTTGCGGAGACGGAATTCGCCTCTTCGTGACCACGCTTTGGACAGTGCTTCCTGCCTGAGTTAACTCAGCTGAGATAAAGCCCGTTGTAAATCGGTAATTTGAGGCATCGTCTTTTACGGCGACGCCAGTTGCCGAATCGGTCGTTATTTCAGTGATTTGCTCAGTGATCCAAGAAGCCAGAGGATTCAGACCAGGATTAAAGGTCCAACTTTGTAAAACGTCACCGACAGAGAAAAACCAGTCGATGATAAATGAAAAGGGCGTTAATTCCCATATCATTTCAAAGGGACGATCTAATCCCCAAACGGACATTAAACCATTAATATCGCTATCAATGGAGTAAAGGACTCCAGCCCTAAAATCAGCTTTAGTCTCCCGTTTCCTACTAACTATGGATTCGAAAGATCCTTCAACAGATGCTACATATGTCGAAGTTTCAATCGTCGAACTACGGTGATAACCTCTGCTTGTAAATCGTAAAGATTTGTCTACGACGTGCTTTAGGGCTGAAACAGCCTGGTGCATATCATAGACCAGAGGTCGAACAGCATACCGAAATTCTAACCATAATTCAGACATTGCGTCGATCATGGATTTACCGGAGCGAAAGAACTTACTCGCTTCGATTGACAACTTTTTCGCGGTGAACGCTCGAATAATACCAAGCATTCTACCCACTAATGATGTCATCCAACGCACTGTCTCTGGCATCTCACCAAGAGATGCAAGTACCTGCATTTCACTGATATCAACACCAGCCCAAGCTTTACCAAGGGCGATATCTCTATCATCACTGTATGCATCGAGGGTATAATCATTCCAGTAATTCCAATCAAGAGATGTCGGTAGGGTCGCGGGTAAACTACTCCCAGACTCCATATGACAAATCCTGACGCAATCGCTGTCTTGATATCCCTCAGCAGTGAATAATACAGGCCTAAAGGTCGTGATATTACTAATTTGTAAAAGGGGATTATTCAAAATCTTACCTTCGCTAATTAGTCGTTTCCAGTTCGGTGTTATTACATCGAGCATAGCGACGTAACTTTGACAGCTTAAATACTCAACTTCAATGTCAACGTCCCAACCGGGATAGCCTTCACTGTCGTATACATATTTTCGATAGGTGTCATATTCCGTACTGTTGACTTTTTCTCTATAACGCATATCCAAACCTCTTGTAGGAGAAGATTTAGAACGCGCTTTCAATAAGCGTCCTCCTTGATCGCTCATCAAGCATCTACTTGAGACAAAATTGTCTCCGTACGATGTTACAGAGTGGCACAAGATGTACAGGTTTAAACCCTGCAGACTCCCTTC